ACTTCAGTGTAAGAAAGTGCGGCGAACCCGGCCTTGTCATAAGTGGCCGGTTCCTGTGCGGAGATGTGTAACTCTGTACCTACCGAAATGTTAATGTTGTCTGCCATTTTTTCACCTCTTTGTTAGCGTTTTAGATATGCTTTATATTGCATGGATAGCACCAGCTTATACCATCCTGTTTCTTGTACTCCCCTCGCGCGCTGGTTGGTCATTATGGTAACAACAGCGCCATCATATTCATGGCGCGAGCCGATTTTAAACACGTTAAAGATTTCCTCTGCTTTCTGCTTGGCTGCTATTGCGCCGGTGTCTGCCGGGTAACGAAGTATTATGCGCAGTATTCCGTCAGTTTCGTTACTATGCTTCAGGCTCCATGGTGTCGTGTCGTTCTGCAAGATCAGCACTTCCGCATAGGCGTCAGAGCCTGGGGTGAACGCCAGGTTTTCATGGGCTATTGGCATGGAAAACGCGCCATCAATAAAAGCAGAAAGAAGCGCTTGATCGATTTTGACAGAACTCATCTGTTTCCCTTTATCGCTTCTCGTATGTTTCTATCTATCCTGGCGACATTCCGAGAAATCATGCCATCGCGCTCTTCAAATACCTCCGCATAAGGCAGGTTGTTTGTGATGTAATCTACAGTATCGCCCTTCACTGTTTGCATTACCTCTTCTTGAGCTGCCCCACCGTCTGTGCCTTGTGGAACCTTGTCTTTTCGTTCTATTTCACCATCTGCCGGCCTTCCGGTTGACGTTTGCCAGTTGCCCCGCAGCCGCCCGGTATCCACCCGCGTATCCCGGATAATCCCGGTAAATGTCGAAATCTTGACAGCCCTTGCGGTTTCATCCAGTGTCGCCCCAAGTGTTTCGGCCAATTTATCCAGCGGTATTTCTGCCATGTTTATCCCCGTACCTGTACTTTGTAAGCCACCGGAGTTCCGGCAGGGTTTATTGATTCAATCGCCACCACTGTCCATTCAGCACCGTTTATAATAGGCTTGTCGCTTGTCTTTGGCTCCGTGGTGGCGTCAAGGATCAACAGCCTGTCGCCCTTGACAATCCTGGTGCCGTCAATATCTGCATCCTTGTAATTGAGAAGTACGCCCTTAGGCTTATACACGGTGTCTGCCCCTTCAGTTACATCACCGGTCACCGGATCAATTGTATCTCCGCTGCGGGTGATTTCGATAGTCTGGCCGCGCTTAGCAAGCAGGGCCTTGGCCATCGTTGCCATACGCGCATAGAAATCAGCCATTAGGCCCTCACCAGCGGAATTGACATCAGGCCTGAGCGTTTCAGCAGGGTGGCAAGCAACGCCGTCGCCGTACTGTCCCGGTTCATCTTAATGCCGCCGTTTTTGCCGAAATACTCGACTTCGATCACGTCAACTTTTTCGCGCCTGGTGGCTCGGTTCGGATTCGGAGAGGGATTATACAAGTCAATTCCAGCATGTATATCAAGGGCCAAAGCCATCTGGCACAGAATCACTTGCCGGGGAATCTCGTCGGCTCCCCACTCGAAGCCTTCCAGCACAAGATTTTTCCTCGGATACGCAAGCGGCTGGTCCCGAGCTATCTTATCGCCCTTGAGGTTCGGCTCATGCGCTCCGATAAACTCGGCGGCCTGTACAAGCTTGGCGTCTGCTTCAGCATCGTCGGCAATGATAACGCCCTTGCTGGCAGCGTAAGCGATATATTCAGCACGTGTGGTCCATGAGTCCGCCCCGGTTACGATAGTGCCGTCTTCGATTGTTAAAGCCATTAGCGTGCCTCTCTTTAATTTTCAGCTTTCCTGGCCTTGCGCTTTTTCTGCAAATACCAGATTCGATAAGCAACAGAAGTTGGCCGGGCATATTTACGAGCGGTTTTTTTGGGCTTTGGCTTTGCCATTATAGCGCCTCAAATTGTTTAAGTGCGAGCTTTGCCTGCTTTTTGGTGTGCGCCTGCGGTGCCTTATATTTCCGTTTTGTCTGTTTTGGCACATAAGGCTTTTCCGGCTGCCAGTGTTCGAACTTCCGGAATAAAATGTCATGCGATGCAGGCGCAGGACCGGCAGATTTGCCGATTTGCTGCGCCATCTCGATTCTCCGGTTAACATCGACCTGCTGATTAAGCAGGTCCTTAATAGTCGCTGTCATAAACAATCACCTCTTTAAAGACAAGCCGGGCCGAAGCCCGGCCTTGTTTGTTAGCCGTTGGTGATCAGAAACGCCATCGGTATAAGCTTCCTCGCCACCACCCGGTCCCACGTAGCGGCAGCGGCAAGCTCCGCCAGCGTATAGCTGTTGCCGGCAGGCACGGCAGCGGCCTGGAAGCCAAACGGATGCAGAATCCAGGTTTTCCGAGTCCACAGGGTTTCAATGCCTGCGCCGGTGCCCTGGCTTTCTTTCCGCTCGATAGCAACCGGGTTGGGCGGTGTGCCATTGCCGAAGCCGAAGGCGCCTTGGCCAAATATAACGCTGGTATATTTCGGAGCGGGGTCAACATCAGCAGTCCCGCCGGCAGGCGTGTAAGGCATGCCGTCATCGATTATAATCCGATGGCCGAGAAACGTCGGGATGGTCAGCTCGCCTTCCGAGTCCGGGATATAGTCGATGTCGTCATTGTCCACCATGCGCTTATACACCACGCTATGTACGGCAATCGCCGCAAGCTGGTCATAAGCATCGCCCATAGTGAAAGCGGCTGTGGTGAAATTCTGCCGGGTAAAAACGGTAGTCGTGGTAATGTCTGCATTGGTGGCACCGGAAGCATCGTAGACCATATCGCTGGAATCATTTGCCACGTTGTCAGCCATAACGCCATTGCAGGCCTTAATAAGCCGCTTCTGCCACTGCCGGGTCCAATACCGGTCCACGCGCGCCCGGATATGTTCCATGGCATTTGCGCCCTGGGCAATTTCTGCGGCAAGATCAGCCGCCGACCAACCCTGGTTCAGGAAAGCCTTGCGGGAAATCTGCTCTCCCTGATTCACGTTTTTTGGGACGGCCTCATTACCGGGTACGTCATCGGAAAGGTTGGGATCGTCTGCCGGGTCAAGGTCATTCCAGAAAGGCAACTCGGCCACCTTACCAGGCTGATTCGCCAGGTTGTTGAGCAGGGCGTTCTGAGTTACTACTCCGCTCTCAAAAAAAGCGGTCTTAGTGGGATCGTTTACCGGAGGCAGATCCTGGAATACGGTTACATCGATGATATCGCTAAGCTGTACTGTTGCCATTTTTTCACCTCATATGTTTTTGGTTAAGTGGGCGGGCATAAAAAAAGCCGCGCCCTAAAACGCTGTCTATCACGTTAAAAGGCACGGCCTTTTGCAGCTCGTCACGGACTTGCTGCCAAATTTTTGCAAATCACCCTGGCACGGCCAGAGAAGATTTATTCTTTATGTTGCTGAAATATATGCACAGGCAAAACCATTTGTCAACAAAAAATCACTCGCCGTAATATTCCTTTTTGATTTTTTCGTACTCCTGTGGATTATCAGCCCTGAGTGCCTTGAGTTCAGCACCCGTGTATTCGTTGAACTTCTTTGTGCCACTTCCAGGTTTTCCGCCAGGAGACCCAGGGCCAGAAGCACGGCTGCCGACCACGAACTTTGCAAGGCGCTTGGAATTCTTGAACTCTTCCTTGAGATCATCTATGGTCTTGGCGGATAGCTGGCCATTCTCGTCCAGCACGCGGACCTGTGGCTCGCCGTCCTTGACTTCGTAGGAAAGGCGCTTTTCCACCAGGTATTTCAGCGTTTCGGCATCTTCTCCGAACAACTCCGCGGCCAGTGATGTTGCTGTGCTGCCCACTGTCATTTGAGATACCATCTGCTGATACTTGGTAAGCTCCTGATCCTTTTCGGCCAGCGAGTTATCCAGCTTTTCCTGCCATGATTTTTCGAGCGCTTCCAGATCACCGGAGTTCTTTGCAGCCTTTTCAGCAGCTTCACGAGCAGCCTTCTCCTGATCCTTCAGGTGCTTCTCTGCTTCGGCGTGCTTTTTCTTGTATCGCTCTACTTCTTCCCTTAACTTTTCAGTATCAGGGTCCGGAATTCCCTCCACCTTCAGGCGATACTTTCCGTCGTCGCCCTGCTCATAAAGCTGCTGAGTTGCTTCGTCGAGATCGTCAATTTTTTCGAGTTCGTACTTTAAGCCCATAATTTTTTCCTTTCGCTGTCTGTTTTTGGTTTATTCGATCCCCGCTTTTTCAAACGCAACTGGCTCAAGTTTTTTCATCTCATCGAGCGTAAGCGGCTTGTAATTCTTCGATAGTTGCAATTCTGCGAAACGCTGGCTTGACAGCCCGCCTTCGCGCAAGAGTTTGCCGCGCGTCGGGCCTATAATCGAATCTTGCACCGATTTCGGCTGATCGCGAAGCCACGAATAATATGTTTCGCTGGCCTTGGTGCTGCCGACGTCGCCCGATACCGGATCTCTTGTGCGCCGGGTGCCGCCTTCGTCAAGCAGGCTGAAGCGCTCATCGAGCATTGCGACTACTGTTGATCGACAAGACACGTGAATCGGGGGTCTGGGGCCTTCGTCAATTTTAAACACCTGCCCATCAAGGGCTTGACACTGAGTGGTTGTTCTGGAATCTAGCGTTGAGAACCATTGCACCCGCTTAACAATATCCTGATTCCGACGCCATACCTCCTCTCTTGCCTGCGTAGCGCAATGCTGCAATGCTGTCCGGGTAAGCGCCTGCAACCCCCGCCGGTTGATCGGGCCGACTTCGTCACGCAGCCGCCGTACAATCTGCGGCGTTGTTTGCCCCTCCACAAAACCGGCCCGGATGGTGTTTGTCGTGCGCGTCACCTGGCTTTCTGTCCAGTCTTTTACAAATGCAGTCAGCAGCTTGCCAT